TCGCCACTCTCTGACTGGTTACTGTTAACTGTGCTCTGTGTTTCATCGCTGTCTCCTCTCAGGGAATCCCCCAGAAGCAGATTACTGGTGGATCTCTGAGGTTCCGGCAGCTACATTTTTATCTACAGCGGATTTCTTAATCGGGACAAAATGGCTATAAGTTATTGATTGTATTGGCCGGGGAGAGAGGATTTGAACCTCCGACCCCCTGGTCCCGAACCAGGTTCCTGGGTTTGGCCGCCAGCCTCCACTCATCCGGCGCGAAGTCTTCCGCGGCATACATTCGGCACACGGAGCGCCGAGGAGACCAGGTTCTATAGGAGTTTGAGAGGGGTGTTATTGATCTGGGGAATTCAGGATCTATCTTTCCCCATTACGATTAAAGAGAAATTCATTCTTCACTGATGTATCTCGCGTTGGAATCGAATGCCAGCTCCTTCACCTTTGCAGCCTCTTGTATCATTGCTTCGAGAAGGAGATTTCAATGGAAGTGCAATCGATGATTGCGGCAATTGATTGGGAGATCGAGAAACTGCAGAAAGCAAGAGCGATCCTAAGTCAAGATAGTAGGGTTTCAGCGAGCAATAAGCCGGCTGCAAGGCCAAGAAAGAAACGCAAACTCAGTAAGGAAGCTCGTGAGAAGATCGCAGCAGCACAGCGCAGGCGTTGGGCAGCTGTGAAAAAAGCGAAGAAATAGAGAGCGCAATTCCATTTTCCTCTATCCCTATTCATTTTTCAGATAATGGACACCGTTGCCTCAGAGCTCCGCGGGGACACCTGTCGCACTCGCGAGGACGGAGCCTTGTTCTGCCCAAACGAGCGGGACCTTGCGGACCAGGGAGTCCAGTGAAAGGTCCGGAGGGACTCCGCCGTTGAGAATTGCCTCGATGGAGGCCGGACTGAACGAGGCAAAGGAATAGATTCGCTTGACGTAGGAGTGATTCAGTTTGTGGAGCCTAGCAAGATCTCGAATCCCGGAGGCTTGCCCCGCAATGATTTGGTCTCTCCATGTGCGAGCCCGGGCTATAGCCTTGAGGATTGCCAGGGTGCTGGCGGCTGGCGGGGCCTGCGGGTCGCCAACGATCAGACGCACCGCCTTTCCTTGAACTGCATGGCGAAAAGGGCACTGCAAGCGAAGAACCTCATGACCGGCAGCAGATGGCGGCGCCATCTTACCGGCCAATTGATGGATGAGCGCGTCCGTGCGGATCAATATCTCTACTTCATCCTGATGGATCACGACGCGCTCAAGAATTGCGCGAATAAACCGTTCCTTGGCATCGGACGAGGCCCGCGCCCAGGATGAAACCTTGTCAGACGCCTGACTGAGGAGTTCCGCATAACGTCCGCCACGGCTGTGCTTGCCGGACGGCCCGAGCGCGCCAAGAACCTGTTTCGGCGAATTCAGGAACTCAAGGATACGTTCGGTGGCTGCAACTTCGAGGTCGTGGGCCGGGATGCGCGCCGGGACATCGGTTTCCGTGGCCTTGTGGATCACCGCTTGCGATGTGTAGTAGCGGTAGCGGCGGCCGGCCTTTTTCGCATGCGTTGGAGTGTAAAGGTTGCCAGCCGCGTCGAAGAGGATCCCTGTAAACAGACTCGCCTTGGTCACGCGCGCCTTACGCCGTTTGCCCTGGCGGTTCCCTCGAAGAAGCTCCTGCACCTGGTTCCACTGCACGCGGTCGATGATCGCCTCGTGCTTCCCCGGATAGGTGGCGCCTTTGTGGAAGATCTCGCCCACGTAAATGTGGCTGCGGAGAATCAGATAGAGCCCGCCCCGGGAGAAGCTCGTTGCCGCGGGTTTTGTTCCGATGAATCGTGAGCGCGGCTTGCTCCGGATCCCGTTATGATCGAGGTAGTCTTTGAGAGCCATGACGCAGCCCAGGCGAAGGTAATTCGAGTAGATGGTGCGAACGATCGCCGCTTCCTCGGGATGAATGTGGAGTTTACGGTCGCGCAATTCATAGCCGAGTGGGACAATTCCCCCCATCCACATGCCGCGTTTCTTTGAGGCGGCGATCTTGTCGCGAATCCGCTCGCCCGTCACCTCGCGCTCGAACTGGGCAAAGGATAGGAGGACGTTGAGCGTCAGTCGGCCCATCGAGGTGGTGGTGTTGAACTGCTGCGTCACTGAGACAAAGCTGACCTTATGGGCATCGAACCTTTCGATAATCTTGGCGAAGTCGGCAAGCGACCGGGTGAGGCGGTCTACTTTGTAGACGACAACGGTGTTGATTTTGCCTTCCTGAATGTCGGCCATCAGGCGCTTCAGTGCGGGCCGTTCCATGTTGCCACCAGAGAAACCGCCGTCGTCGTAATGTGCCGCGAGCGCATGCCAGCCCTCATGGCGTTGACTCTGGATATAGGATTCGCAGGCCTCGCGCTGGGCGTCGAGCGAGTTAAAGGACTGCTCGAGGCCCTCCTCGGAAGACTTGCGTGTGTAGATGGCACAGCGGATACCGGCAGTCATGCGGCCCTCTCCTTGCCACGACGCTTGAGGCCAAAGAAAGCCGGACCCGACCAGCGAGTTCCGGTAATGCTGCGGGCGATCTCTGAAAGGCTTCGATGGATGTGGCCGTTGTACTCATAGCCTTCAGACAGAACCGAGACTTCGTGCAACTTCCCCTGCCATTCACGAACGTAACGGGTTCCGGCCTTGTGAGGAAGTGTCAGCCCTCGCGCATGGGAGCCGTCTTGAGCGAGAGCACGAAGCTGCCTTTCAACAGATCCCTTGAGGGCGCCGACCGCCACTTCCTGCAGCCGGTAGGCGATGATGGGGATTAGAATCTCGCGCCGGAGAGATCGACTTGGCGGATTTTGGAAGAGGCGCTCCCAAAGCTCCTGGAGGGCCTTTCGCTCCATCTTTGGTAGGGCCGCAAGCTGCTGATTCAGCGAGGGTTTTGAGGTCGCTTTTTGGCTCAAAACTAGGCCGCCTTCTCCGGCAGTCCATTTCCGCTCTGTTAGGGCAAAGAGTCAAGCAAACTGTGCCTGAGTGCCGAACTTTCCAAGGCAGCGATTTCTAGCCCGAAGTCCGGTCAAGGCGAATTGCGCTGAAATTGCGAGCAGCGCTGCATACACGAGCCCTGTCGGCTCCGCGCATTGCCCGAAATTGACCGAAATTGGGGGATTACCCGGCTTCTCGCTGCCAATAGAGGTTACTTCAATAACTGGCTAACCGGGATTTTGAAGGTATTTGCCAACTTGACCAGTGTACTGAGCCGCACATCCTTCTCTCCCCGCTCGATAGCGCCTGTAAACGAGCGAGCCAGGCCGCTTTCATAGGCCAAGTCCTCTTGCGACCACTTCCGCTTTTTACGAAGCGCGCGTACGCGGCGTCCCAGATCCTTCTTAGCAGCCGTGCTGTCCAGCATTTCCCCAACATCGTTGGGGAGACCTCATTCAGTCCACGCTCTATCGTAGGACGCTCGATCATAGCCTGCTTTTGAGGTAATCTCGATGTGGTTAGGTGGTCAAATCACTGAACGGGGGAACAATGGCGACATTTAAGATCCTTGCCGGCGACTTTGGAGTGGGCACGACCGGGCAAGTACTGGTAGGGGCGTTGTACAAGCAATCCGGACAGGGATTTAGTATGCCGATGAGTGGGCATTCGTTCAGGCCCGAGCACATTCCGACTGGGATGATTCAGTCACTTGAAATTGCAACCGAAGAGAATCTGAAGAGGATCGGCGGCGCGATCGGTTGGGGAGCCATAGGTGGGATTGCCTTTGGCCCGGTAGGTGCACTCGCGGTCGCGTTGGCGGGTGGCCGAGGTAAGGAAATCACCTTCGTTTGCCAATTCAAGGATGGGCGAAGGTTCCTGGGACGCTGTAATGCGAAGGTCTTTACCCAAATACAGGCGGCCTCATTTCCCGCACCTCCTGATGCGCCCCCGTTTGAACTCGGAAGACCAACTCGAGTTGCGATCGCGTTGGCAATCGTAGGGCTGTTCCTGATTGCAATACTCGTAGTTGGAGGACTGAGAACAGGCCAGCATCATCAGTCTCCCGAAGCGGCCTCAAACGCCATCAACCCGTCGGGAGTGAAATTCGCCAGCATCCTCCTTCAGGAAGACCTGGGCGGCGCTCTACTTGATGGGCAGAAATCCATCACCCAAACTCCGATCGAAGATCTTCTCGGGTGGGCAGAACTCGACTGGAGAACGACGGCCAGTATCTACGACGCAGCTTATCAGTCGAATGAGATTGCCGCCGACAATAGCTATAAGGATAAGCGGATACTGATCGCGGGCATCGTCGATGCTATCGACAAAGACTTCGCTGGAGGCGGGCATCTGACACTATCTGGCGAGGATCCATTGGGGGTGCAGGTGACCCTTGCCGATAGTGCCCTAGGTGAAGCATCAGAATTTCGCCGAGGGCAGAGGGTGAGTCTGGTCTGCAGAGGCAGTGGGCGGGTTCTTGGTGTGGCCACGCTTGATGGGTGCGAAATTGCACGCGACTACATTGACCGGATCGGCAGTCGGATCCCAGACAAGATTGTGGAGTTTCTGACAGGTAAGCGAACGCTACGCAAAGAAGCCGCTACTCCGCTGGCAATATTGTATGTTCTCGGGCAGCGGTTGCCAGCAGATTCGCCCTGCCTCAATGGCCAGCCTGACAACTGCGTCGGGGTTTTCGGTGACCTTGAGAAGAACACCGAGGCGATGAAAGTAGTACAGAAGGGGGCCGAGGAATTAGTGGTATCGCTGGGAGTCCACTGAGAGCGCAGAAGCGCTTTGGTCCATACCCCCTTCTCCTGTGAAGGAATATCGCAATCACCGATACCTTGCGGTCGTCATATCGCAATCAAAGTACATCGTAGATCAAGGTCCGAAATCCCTTAGAATTCATAAAGTCGAGCGCCTGGACTGTCGAGTCGACCTGATCATCGAATTTGGCGCCTGGAAATCCCGTAAGCTCGCGCACGTACTCTTCGAGCCAAGAGGCATACGAGGGTAGCAGGACGTGGCCTGATTCGAACTTCAGCGACTGGCCGACTGTGCGCATCGATTTGTCGCTGCCCGGCGGCGTCTGGTAGGCTTCGACGCCGAAGATGCCTTCGGCCTTAAGCGCCTGGATGAGAGACGTTCCGGATGCTTTATCCTCGATCACAACCTTACGAGGACGGAACCGTTCGTAAAGCTCTTTGGCGGCGCGTTTCAGTTCCGGAAATGTCAGACGATTGCGATAGACATGGAGCAAGTAGAACTTCTTTTCATAGATCCCCCAAGTCGTACAGACGCTGTAATCGTTCAACTCCCCCGCCTTATTGGCCGTATCCCAGCTCTGAACCACCATTCGAAAACTCTGTGGCTCTTCACCGGGTGTATAGAACTTGAGCCAATCCCGCTTGATCATTCCTCCTTCGAGAGGCATGGGGTTCTGTTGGTACTGGCTCTCAAAGGTGTATTCGCCCACGGCTTCGCGGATCTTGCGGTAAGTCTCGACCGAATCGCGCTCCGGATGAAGCGCTTCGCCGGCCCTGCGGGTGAAGGTGTTTTTCCCGAATAGCCCATCATATTGGTAGCATTCGTCATCGATCGCGATTGCAGGAAGCGAAAGCACATCCCAGGGCTCGCGTTCCATCACTTCGCCGACCAGATCTTCCTGGTGCAGACGCTGCATGACGAGAATGATTATTCCGTTCTCCTTTGAATTCAGCCGGCTGAGAAGCGTATTGAAGTACCAGTCATTGGTGGCACGCCTGCGTGTCTCAGACAGCGCATCGTCAGGTTTCATGGGGTCGTCGAGGATGATTACATCGGCGCCGCGGCCGGTCAGCACGCCACCGACCGAAGTCGACAGGCGGGATCCCTGCTCCGTGGTCACAAAGTCATTCACGGAAAGCTTCTCCGGCGAGAGTACTGTCCGCGGAAAGACGCCGCGATAGAACGCACTGCTCATCAGCGTTCGGCAGTCTCTGGCGTGCTTATCAGCCAGATCCTGACCGTAGCTTGCGCAGATGATTTGCTTCGACGGATCGTGGCCGAGAAGCCACGCCACGAAGGCAACGCTCGCGGCGTGCGATTTGAGAGTCCGAGGAGGCAGATTGATGATGAGCCGCTTCGTTTTCCCCGAGCGGCACTTTTCGAGCGTCGCAGCCAGCAGCTCGATGTACTTGCCGGCCATGAAATTGGCTTGTGGGTTGAGCTCATAGAACGAGCGCTCGACGAAGCTCGAAAAGTCATTGCGCAGGATGACCTGATACTCCTTGAAGGACAGCGTGGGTGCGCTCATTTCGACTCCTCCTCATTCGGCTTAAAGGCCGCCAAGCGACGGCGAAGGCCTTCCATCACTTGGCGATCCAGTTCATTCATTGGCACTGGACCCGCACCCGAGGACACACTCTCCTCGGACTGCTTCACGAGACTCAGAAACTGATTGGTAGCGCGAAGTTCGCCCTGCGCGGATTTATTGCCCAGCTGGTTGACCGTGGCTTCGAGCTTGGTGATCGTGCGGATGCCGCGTGGGCCATTGATGCGCACCCGCTCGCGGCTCTCCTTGAGGACAACCGTGGCCAAGTTCTTCGAGCCCTTGGGCCGCCCTTTCGGATTGCCGGAGGTGCCTTTTTGGAAACGGCTTTCACTTGGCGGCTTGCCATAGCCGATTTCGTACGGCGCGTCCTGATCAGCCATGGCTCACCTCCTGCTCAGCCGCAATCTCGTCAAACCGCTTTCCAGTCGCCGCGTGGATGGCGGCATCACCGGTGTATTTCTGCCAGCGGCGAATCGCGACATCAATATATATTGGGTCGATCTCGATCCCGCAGCAGACACGGCCTACACGCTCGGCTGCAAGCAGTGTCGTTCCCGAACCGAGGAAGGCGTCGAGAACCAACTCGCCGCGCGTCGTGCAATCAAGAATGGCATCAGCCACCATCGCAATGGGCTTGACATCTCTAACGACGGCGGCGGTGTCAAGGGCGAAGTGGGGCGTTGGCGTGGGGAGCGGCGTCAAGGGCACCGTACTTTGGCGTTCATCTCGACCCTTGACGCCGCTCCCCACGCCGTTAAGCTTGAGCCGGGAACGAAGCGCAGAGTTCTTTTCTGAGCTTCGTTCCATGACGGCGGGTTTCGGTTTCGGCCAGGACTTCTGCATGATCTGTTTTCTTGCGTCGTCGGTTAAATCTTCGAGGACTCGCGTCCCCATCCATCTGTCTACGGTCACCACGTGCGACCAGGATTAGAGAGTCGAACTCTCGCTTGCGCGAGAGGCAGGGTGCTCACTCAGCGAAGCGGCTCACAACATCGGCCATGTCAAGCCTCGAGCTGCCCTGCGACGCGGCTGCGCTGACGAAGGCCTCGGCTTTGGCTTCGCCGGCGCAACATCCAGTAGAGGCGGACGAGCAGTTTGCGCGCCATGGCCACCTTGGCGATGGACTTGCCGCGCCGCTCGACCAGCCTCCAGTACATGTGCTTCATCTCCGGGTCGTGGCGCACGGCCACGGTGGCCGCTTCCACCAGCACCCAGCGCAGGAAGACGTTGCCCTGCTTGGTGATGTGGCCCAGCCGCTGACGGCCGCCGCTGGAGAACTCGGCCGGAATCAGGCCAACATAGCTGGCCACCTTGCGGGCCGAGGCGAACCGTTCCACCGGGCCCAGGCTGAGCACCACGGCCAGCGCTGTGATGGGACCGACGCCGGACTGATGGTGCATCAGATAGTGGGCTTCGGGGTTGCGTTCGGCCTCCCGCTCCACGACCCGATCCAGTTCGGCGATCTCCTCGTCCCACTGCTCGCGCAGAGCCAGCAGCTCGTCGCGACGTCGCGTGGTCCAGGGCGGCAGTTCGAGTGACTTCAGTTGCTGGCGGCCTTCCTTGTTCCACAACGCGCGCTTCTTCTGCAGGCCGCGGTTCATGGCGATGGCCTGCAACTGGTTGCTGACAGCACGCCGCATCGAGACCAGCTTGTGGCGGTGCATAAGCAACTGGCGCAGGTCCCGCGTGGCCTTGTCCGGCACCCAGATGCGGGGGAAGCGGCTCTCTTCCAGCAACTGCAGCAGCAGGCGCGCATCGTTGCGATCCGTCTTCTGCTTGCGCGGCGCTGCCTTGCGGATCTGCGCCGGATCGCCGACCCACAACTCGATCCCCAGTTCTTCCAGCATCTCCTCGAACCACTGGCTGTAGCCGCTGGCTTCCAGGCCCACAAGCGCGGGACGCGGCAGGCTGGCATAGAACTCCCGTACCGGCCCCGGCCCGGAAGCGTGGCTCAGCAACTGCTCTTGCCGCCGGCCTGTCTCCGTGTCCAAAAGCGCAATTTCCTGTAACCCGGGATGAAAATCGCAACCTATCATAATCATGACGTTGGCTCCTTCCTCCATGCGGGAGCCCTGGCTACCGATACCCAGAGATTACCCCGCAGCCGACGGCAGGAGCCGACGTCGTTATGCAATCAG